AACCAGCCCGCACACCAACGAAGTCGCAGGTATCATTCATGAAGTGAATGTCGGGCTTTTGTGCTCCGTCAGAGCTGAACTGATATTTTGAAATATCTATGCCAAAGGGTAGTGTCATGCTAATCCTTTCATAAAAAGTATCCCCATATCCAAACTTGGACATTTTCTATTGTTGCAGACGGATAACAGTAAATGTCACCGTTGGCATCACAGGGAACTATGCCTATAGCGTGTGCAATTTGATTAGCAACTTGTGTTCTGCAAGTAAGTACATAGTTATAAGTGCTGTTGGGACCAAACCGGATATAGTCATTAGCAGCATCGGCTTGTGTTTGAATGCTCATCATTACCGCCTTTATCCCAGCAGGCACGCCAAAGACTGCGCTCAGATCAACAATCGCTCTATTGGCTGTGGTTTTCGTATCCCCATCCCAGTTGGTCGAGGTCAGTGGCGTGGTAAGCGCGATAAACTTTCCGCTTTCCCACCTCTGCAAGCGCTCAACTTCCCGCTCCAGCCGCTTCAATCGCTGCATTATCTTTTCGTCAAAATCGCTCATAGCTCGCCCCGCAATCTAACGTCAATCTGCTCTCCGCCATCTTGATCCACCGTCACGCTTACGCTTGAAACATGGCAGTCCACGTTATAGCCAAAAGCCTGCGCTGTGAGAATGTCACCAAACTGGTAATGCACGCCGTACATCATCCCGTAGGTGTCATGTAATCTGCCAGTCAGCACCTGTCTCGGTCTGAACTCATTTAGTGCGGCATCGCCGTCTGCTTCTAACAGTGCGGTAGTATCGTCATCCCGACTGTCTTTGAAGTACTCCCTGCGATTCCATTTACTCGCGCCGATTCGTGGCAGGTTTTGCCTTACAACCAACTCGCGCGCGGCTTCTTCACCTTGCCCCGCTACCAGCACCCAGTTTCTTTCATCTGCATGGTAAGTGCCAAAAGTGGCTTCGGATAAATTGCCGTATTTCTTGCCGACCAATCGCGGGTCGCCTGAAGTGCGGCTGTGATCCGTGCCCCTTTGCCCGGCGTAAGTGCGGAACTGGAATGAGCCCGGCGCGGTTCTAACCACGTCAAAAGCCAGATATACCCCGCCCTCTTTTGCAAGGTCGGCTAACTCCTGAAGCACAGTCAAAACATTCCGATAAGCGAATGCCTTTGTAACAGACGCCCCGCCTGCACTTACGTTGCCGTCAACTGTGATTTTCTGCCTGTCTGCATCCGCCGTAGCTCCCAACTGCTTGCTAACAATAGCCTTCATCAAATCGTCAGGAATACCAGTCATTTCAGCATCAGAACTTCCAGCGGTCGCATAGACAATCGCCGTGTCTAAAAGCCAGTTTGCATCGGTAGCATAAAGCTGAATGTATTCCTCGCCTTTTTCATTAGCGAAAAATTGCCAATCCTGCAAGAAATAAGCGGTCTCATTCTGTAATTCCAGTGAGCCGTTCTTATCTCGCCAGATTTCAAATATCTGCCCGACTTTGAAGTCCTCGTAATTGTAGAGCCCACGCGGGATTGTCAGCACCATCCGCCCGACTGCATTCTCAGTCCGCACATATTCAAGCGAAATGAATGCCTGAATGACACCTATTTTCGTGCCGTAATCATCGTACCAGTCTATTTGGTATCTCACAGCAACGCTCCGTCTATGCCCCAGAATTTAGGCGTCCAAGTAATCCACGCGCCGGAGTTCGCGTCCGTGTCATCCATGAAGAGTGAGATGTTATTCGCACCAGGCTTCAGGTAGAAGTTGCCATAATCAGAACCGGCATTGACATAGCGCAATAAGTTGCCGCGTCCATCCCATCCACCCCTGAATTTTAGGTTCACTGGGTCGAAGTTCAACCCGATCCACTCCCCTGCCTGAAGCGTCAGATCATTGAAGCTCACATTTGCCCCAGTGCTGTAATTGACGATAGACTTTAGCGTGCCCGGCCCGTGTACAGAGATAAACGGGTAGGTATTTGCTGATGCGCTTGCCACGTTCAGGTTGAGCGCCACCACGCCTGTCTTCGCGTTTTCGTCAGGGTCTTCGGCTGCGGTTGAGAATGCGCCGCCTAAATATAATGAGCCATCAGAGGCTTTGAGAATTGCAAGAATAGCCTCTGATCCGGGCAGGTCAATATCTAACGGCTGGAACGCACCTTGAACCGACTTTACAATGCGATCTGAGAGCGTCAAGTTTCCGGCTTGCGTAAACCTACCACACAAATAAATGTCGCCACTGTCGTCGCAATAGACTTTATTGATAATGTTGTTTACCCCGCCCGCCATTAGCGCGCCCCAATTGCTTCCGCGCCACGCAGCCACGTAATTAGCGTTAGCATCGCCACCTGCGTTAGTAAAATTGCCGCCAATGATGATTGTGCCATTAGGATTAATATCTATTGATTGTACATAACTGCTCAGTTCTGTTGCACCAAAGTCGGTAAAGGACTTAAAACTACTACCGCCCCAATAGCAGATGTAATCACCGTTTGTGCCATCTGCATTTGTAAAAGCGCCACCGATTAATAGCCTGTATTTTGTCATGGTGACACCAGAACTGCCGTCACTTTGAATTTTTAAGGAATAAACATCATAATTCAGCCCAGTCGCAAGCGGTGCCCATACCGAGCCATTCCAGTAAGCGATGTAACGACAATTCGTATTGCCGCTGGCTTCTGTGAAGCCCCCGCCGATATAAATCACGCCAGTTGGTGATATAGCGATGCTATTAACTACTGACCTCGCACCGGCTATTCCGCTTCCGACCGCGCTCCAAGTATTAGTCGAAACAGTGTATTTCGCAAAGTAGTCGGCATTAGCTAATCCAGCAAGGTTGGTAAAGTTACCCCCAACATATAAATTGCCTGCCGCGTCAAAAGCCATTGTTCGAATAGACGTTATCGTTGCTCCTGTAACAGGGTCGCCCACCGCCTCCCATTGTTGGTTCGCCTTACTCCATCTGGCAATTCCCTTCGTGTTAGCAACTGCACTCGCGCCGTTGCTTACGCTGGTAAACACCCCACAAACATAAATGTCACCATTAGTGGCTTCTTTGATGTCGTAGACAGATCCATTCACCCCCGCCAGCGGATTCTCATATTCACCCGTTCCGCTGTTGAACGTGCACCAATTGCCGTCCGAATCGCGCTTGACGATGTACTCCGCCGGAAACTCGGCAAACAACTCCATCTCAGTGCCTTCCTCATACGCGCCGTCCAGAAGACCGCTGGGGATGCCAAAGTTCAGCACCGCGTGCTGGTAGGTTGGTAAGTCCGGCGTGTCAGTCAAAGTCGCGGGCAATGGCACGCAGCGGATGTCAATCGGATTAGTGGCTTCATCGCCGTTAGCCGCGAAGCCCTGGTATCGAACAATCCGCTCTCCATGAGGTCTAATATCCGAGCCCCAGTTGATGCCAAACTGTTCGTCTGCCTTCGCGCCGTCCAATAAATCCGGTCTAAGCGCGTCAATTAGTGTTTTACGATTAGTCTCGATTTCACCTAAACTGTTTCCGATAAAATCCACCACGAGGCTAAATTGCCTCGACTTGCGAATGTGATCTTGATATAAATCACCGCCTGAAGTCATTTTAGTGACAATCTGATTCCAATCACCATGACCAAGCCCTGTTACGCTTGCAACGCTGCAGTAATCATCAAGATCAAGCAGTTCACCGCCTAACCCAGTATAAGCCGAACGAACAGAATCGCTGTTTCTTATCGCGCCGTCCCATTTACACCCAGCAGCGTAGCCATGAATAAGAGTTGTAGCCTTGCTCTCCTGCTCGAATTGCGCGCCGTCCACATAAAAGACCGCCGCAGAAGCAACCGCGTCTCTCGTAACCCACAACTCATAGTCAGTTTTCGTTTCCGCAGCAGTCAGGGTAACTTCCACCCGCTGCCAGTAGCCGGTTGCTGTAAATGTTTTAGTTGCTTTCGCGGCGTGAGCAGAATCGGCAATCACAATCCGCATTGCCTGACCCTCTACACCCTTTACATCCACCGAGAAGGTATAGTCCAAGCCGCTGGTTACGCTCACGTTATCGTAGTAAGCGGAGCTTGCAACTCCGGTCGCTGTATTGACCTGCAACGAATAAGCGCCCCTGCGTGCATAATCGCCGGTCAATTCAATGGTGACACCTGCACCGGCTGCAGTCCAATCCTCAACGCCATCCGGCTTATCAAAGCGCGGATTTTTTACATAATTCCTACCCGCCTTCGGCTTTACGATCCAGAATTTCTTATGTGCTAAAACAGGTGCTGTCATGCCCAAGCCTCCATCAATTCAAATGCCGTTCTCACATCCGCAGGATTACTGCTTGTAGGCATAGTCAGGTTGTATACGTTCCCGCCCTTACTTCCGCCAGCCCGCATAAGCGCGTCAGCAACCGCCTTGCCAACCGCGTCCGCGTCCATGCCATTGCCTGAGTTTGCGCCTGTGAGCGCCTTGCTCAAAGCCCGCTCTGCATCCGCCCTGCTCATGATGAACCCATCTGCGCTCGGGACGAACAGCTCGCCTCGGTAGCCGTATTCTTGCCAGGTGTATGGAGCACCGCCCTGCACCGCGCCGCCGACGGCGTTAGCCGTGCCGTGAACTGGGAGGTAGGTTACACTTCCTGTTATAGTCGGTGGGTGATAGTTATCTACCGCACTGGTGTCTAAGTTGAGTTTTACTGGAATTGGCTTCATTTTCCATGTTTCCAGGTCTTTGAGATCCGCCATAACCTCATCAATGTTATCGTCAATTTCAAGCGTCTTACCTTCTGGCAAATTCTCAATATCATCAGCAAGGTCTCTTACGAGCAGGTTGTATTGCGCTTGCGTTATCAGACCAGCATCCAACAAATCCTTATAAACATTGACCTGTTTAGTGGCTGCGACCGTGTTTTTGTCTACCAA